TGTCATAGGAAAGGCGGGAACGAGACAATTTCTTAGGACTATGAAGAATTATGTTAGTCCTGTCGTTAAAAAAATTCCTTTGATCGGTGCATTAATTGATTTTGCACTTAACTATTTTGTATTCAAAGAACCAATTGGAAAAGCAGCATTCATGGCAATTGGTGCCGGTCTCGGTGCATGGATTGGTGGATTAGTTGGCACTGCTATTCCTATTCCATTAGCAGGAACTGCAATCGGCGCATTCTTAGGTGGTGTTGGTGGCGATATTTTGGGTGGAGCAATCTATGATATGATTTTTAATGATGTCTCTGAGGATGCTGCTAGACAAATGGTTAAACAACAGGGCGAAGCAACCAAGGAGGAATATAAAGGAGGAAGAAACATATTCCAGAGAGCGTTTGATCCTCTTCAGGTATTCAGTAAAGACCAACCAGCTCAAGCTGCAGCGAGTGTCTCCCCAGAAAAGCAGGGTAAAGGATCTCAGGCAGCACAAAAACTTAAAAAAGATTTCCCGCAGATTAATGTTTCACAAGATCGACAGATATATGCATCGGGACTTGGTTTCTATCTAAAGAAAGTTGGTGCAGGTAGACCTGGAAAGGGTGATTATGGTGATCCACTAGGTGGTGACATGGAGCACCCTGATCATGGTGGTGTTGTTGCAAGTCACAGAGGTCAAGGTCACTATAAAGGTCTTGCATTAGACCTAGGTGCTAATAGTGCTACATCTGGTTCTTACACTGATGATCAGAAAAATCTTTGGCCTTTCATCAATAATTATCTTAGAAAGTATGGACTTAATAAGGAACCATTTGTTCCTCAAGTTATTCATGGTCCAGGAGAAAGTTTCTCTCCTAGAAAATCAGATGTCATGGGACCAGATAAAAGTCATCATGATCATTTCCATGTTGAATTTGAAGGTGGTGGATATGTTGACGGTAAGTATGATATGAATAAAATTAAATCATATGCATCATACGAAGCAGGTAATAGTGATCCAATCGTTATTCCATTACCACTTCCACAAATGTCTCCGGCACCACAAACTTATGGCGATAACCAACAAATTACTTCGGTCATTTCAGGTGGCGAAAGTAGTAATCCATTTGAATTCCTTGATTTCCAAGGTTAAATAGAAGTAAGAGGTAATAAAAGATGTCAGTATCAAAGACAGCAGAAGCAGGTTACATTAAAGAATTTACCGTTGCATCTAATGACAAAGGTAATATAAGTATGGTGGGAGGTCTTGTGAACTTTCAATATTTTGAAAGTATCATGGATAATACTGTAAAAGTAAGTGCTGTCTTTAATGATAGTGGCGATTCAATTAATGGAAAGACTGCAAGATCTGGACTACCAATTGTCACCGAAGAAAAAGTAACTATCAAGATAGAGGATAATTGTAATAATATTTTAGAGTTTAGTGATAAGAAAAACAATCCTCTCTTTATTAAAAACTGCACACCACTTTCTGAAGATACTAGAAAGGAAGTTCTAAATTTATATTGTGTTTCTGGTGAAGCAATTAAAAACTCAAGAGTTGTTCTACGTTCTAGATTTGATGGAAAGATTTCTGACTCTGTAAGGAAGATTGTCACAGAGGGAAACTTTAAGGGTCTTGGTTCAAAGAAAAAATTAGATATCGAAACCACAAAAAATAGTTGTAATAAAATACCAAATAATAAACATCCTTTCTACTGGTTAGATAAATTTTCTGTGCAGGCAGTCTCAGAGACAAATCAAACTGAAGGAAAGAGTGCTGGATACTTTTTCTTTGAAACATCAGAGGGATATTTCTTTAAATCGATTGATACTTTGCTCGATCAAGAAGCAAAGAAAACAATCATTTATAATGAGAGTACAGATGGAAGAGGTAAAGATATTCCAGATGGATATGACGTTAAGGCATTATCGATGGAGTCTGATAATAGAATCGATGCTGTCGAAAAGAATAAGATGGGAACGTTTAGTAATAGGATTGTTACTTTTGATCCATTCTCAACTTACTATAGGGTAACTAACATCAAAGCAACAGATAACGAGTCTGCAATTAAAAAAGCAGGAAAAAAACAACCTAAAATGAATGATGAGTTTAAGAATCCTGATGTAAATGAGGAATTTTCTAGAACAACATATTACATTCTAGACACGGGTACTCTCCCCACAGGAGATACAAAAGAGCAGATTAAAAAGTCAGGAGAGGAAAACTTTGCGGTTGCCAATATTCATAATCAGTCTATGATGAGGTACAATCAGTTGTTCTCCGCACAAATCACCATTACAATACCTGGTGATTTTTCTTTGCACGCTGGTGATGCTATCTTTGTTGACACCCCTGAGATTAAAGATAACAAAAATGACAAAGTTGACACTCAGCAAGGGGGACTATATATTATATCAGACCTTTGTCATTATATTTCTCCACAAGATACTTTAACTAAAATGAATTTAGTTAGAGATACCTTCGGTAGGAAACCTAAAACACGCGGTTAATCTAAATGGAAAAAGACATCGAAACACATATTGAGAAGGATAAAAAGATCCTTGAAGACCCAACTATCTCACCACAGATGCGTCGGCATACTGCTGATGAACTAGAGCATCTGGAGAGATATCATAAGGAACACCCAGACGATCATCACGATCCAACTTCATTTGAAATGTATTGTGATGAAAACCCAGAAGCAGATGAGTGTAGGATTTACGAAGATTGATGGAAGCAGGGTCATTATTTAATCCAGGATTTTTAGGTTCCAGTTTTCTCTGGTGGGTCGGTCAGATCGCTGACGATGCCACCTGGAGAGATAATATCCTGCCTGGCCCTCATAAAGACACTAAAAAACCTGACGGTTGGG